TTATGCAGCAGTCCTGTCGCTGTGGGGCATCGTTGGGGCAAAATCGCTTAATTTTGAACTCAACAATGCGATCTGGTCCAGGTTGTTTTCTTCCATCCACTTCCCGTAAACCTGAAATACCATCTGGGCATCGGCATGCCCCATCTGGTTAGCAATGAAGTTCGGGTTTGCTCCTGCAGAAAGCGACCAGCACGCATAGGTGTGTCTCGACTGATACGATTTCCGGTGGCGAATGCCGGCTCTTTTCATCGCCGCATCCCACGAGTTCCCAATGGAGTTGATGGAGAAGTGCTTGCCGTAATTCCCGGCCCTGGCAGTCAGTGATGGCAGGAAGACAAACGTGCACTTATTGAACTCTTTCTTTCCGTACTCCCTCAGCTTAACAGGTACGTTATTCTCCTGAGAGAGACGGGTCATTTTATACTGGCTTTTGAATGCCTCGAGGGCAGGCTCGATCAGGTGCACAACCCGGTTGGTGCCGGCATTGGTTTTCGGCAGCGTGAATTTCCCTTTCTGCGTCAGGCTTCTTCTGACGGTGATTGTTCCTGCCTTCAGGTCCACATCCTCCCAGGCAAGTCCGCACAGTTCACCCGGTCGCAATCCGGTGTAAACGGCGATAGCCCACAGATTCTTGCTCTGCTGATGGTGGCAGGCGTCAATCAGGCGAGGAAACTCCTCCCGGGTGATGGGGTCAGGATCCGGGCGGGACTCTCGCAGAGGGGCCACACCGTTCATTGGTGACTTTGAAATGTAGCCATTTTCAACCGCAAACTGGAAGATACCGAACAACACGGTCATGTAGTTGTTCACAGTAACTGCGGATCGACCCCGCTTCGGTGTTTTATGTCCCTGCTTCATGACCTGGAAACCGGTCAGCAATTCCTTCCGGACTTCAAGCATGCTCTCTTTGGTGATTGAGGTGAGGATGGTGTCAGGCCCAATAATAGCCATGACATTTGCGATGACTCGACCGTAAGTGTTGAGCGAGGATTCAGCCACCTCCATTTCCTTAAGTGCAAGCCATCTTCCGGACAACTCCCCGATCGTTACCTCTTGCCTTGCCTCCCCGAACCGCGCCAGGTTCTGGGAGGAGGGGAACTGCTGGGCATAATTGAAGGTGCCGGTTTTGATGGCATAGCAGATCGACGTCCGTAACTCGCCGGCCACTTTTCTGTTTTTGGGGGTGTCAGCCACCCCCAGGCTTTCACGCACTCTGACCCCTTTGTAGATGAACCACAGCCTTAGTGTACCGCCGTGGTTTTCCACTCCTGTTGGGTATTTCATAACGATTCCTCGTTGGTTGATGGTCAGAGTATTTAAGCAGATTGTCGCCGCGGTTTCGCTGAGGCCTGACGCTCAATCCAGCGGTCGATCTCATCCAGGTTGTAAAAACACGGGCTGTTATCCCACGGACTACAGTCAAAAGAGACGTGTTTGTATTCCTTCCCCTCCAGGAAAGTCTTCTCCCGCGCCTTCTTTAGCGTCCCCTTTTTAATCCCCTTCAGGGCTATCAACTGCTCCTCAGACACCCATTTCCCGGGCGATACCATCATGATTACTTCACTCATACCATTCTCCACTTAAACTGAACGCCGGGGCGAACTGGCTATTTCTCCGCACCCGGCACAGCCATCAGCTGTTTTAGGTTTCTCGGTGATATTTCAATATCAGGCGATCTGACCGGGTAAGGATCGCAGGCGGCGCATGCCGGTCATCGCCGTGGCCACGTAGCTCGCCTTACGGTTCACCACCTCCACCCAGACCTTCACGCCTTCCACCCGTACCGTGTACGTCTCTTTCATACGGCTGCGCCCATAGTTGCCGTAGCGTTCCTGATGGGCCGCCAGCGCGATATCGCATGCCTGCCGCGCGAGCGGTGACTGTGTGCTGCGGTTGATTAATCGCATAAGTTTTGTATCGGGAGGGCGGGCCCTCCCGCCTCCCTTAGGCCACGTATTCCGGTTTCATATCTGCCAGGGTGATGCTGAACTGATCGTGCAGTTCGTCGCCCATATGACGTTTCGCTGCCGCCAGCACGCGCTCGGCTTCAGCGAACTGCTCAGCTGCGCCCGGTTCGCCTGGTTGTGGCAGGGAGTTGATCGCCGCCTCGACCGCATTACGGTGCTTCACCAGGTGGTAGCGGCGCGTAGCCTTGTTCTTCAGTTCGGTGAACAGGGTGGTTCCAAGCGCGGCTTTCGCTTCGTTGATTTCATTGCCAACGGCGGCAGCGTTCTCCAGCGTTTCAGCTGAATCAATGCGATCCCGGAATTCATCGGCCATAGCATCGATGTTGGCGGCCGATTCCTGCGCGCTTTGAGTGGTAGTTACGGTGTCACCTTTGATATCAGCCAAACTGACGCGCTGGGCGGGGGCCGGGTTGATCTCCTTTTCAGTGCGCTGCTCGACTTCATCCGGGGTGTACACCCCCAGAACGACCGCAGGGCAGTACAGACGCGCCCAATACTTGAGGGCCAGATACGCGATCTGCTGTTTAGGATTCGAAATCCACAGTGGAGAGTTACGTGTAATCACGCTGGACAGGAACACCGGTTCGCCCCAGGTGATCTCACTTTCGCCGCGAATGACGGCACCCACACGAACCGACAGACCTTGTTCGTCAGCACTGGTCCAGCCGCGCACCATTTCTTTCTTTTCGTACGTCCCGCCGCCTTTCGCCGGCTTCTTCACGATCTCTTCGCGGCTGCTGGCGCATTTTGACCAGTCGCCTTCGTACTCATAATGGAAGCGGCCCACAATGGCGTTAGAGCTGGAGATCACCGCGTTTACCAGTTGGGCTTCGTAGCCCAACACGCCGTTGACCAGGTGCGTTTTCTGCGCCACTGCGTACGGGTTCATGCCCCACTGCATAGCCTGCATGACGATCGCCATACAGTCGGCGGGATTGCCACGAAGATGCTCAGGAACTGTGACGGCGGACTGCGCCATTAACCCGGCGAACGCCTGGAGTTGCCCCAGCGCCTGCACGTTAAAAATGGAGTTAGTGGCAGAGATAGTGTTTGGAGCCTGCTGCTCCGCAGTTACGATATTCATGTTTTCCATCGTCATTCCCCTTATGCCTGAGTACGCAGCGCTTCAAGGCGGCGCAGGTCGAAGTCGTTCAGTTCGTCGGTATAGTCTTCGGTGATCGGCGCTGGCCATTCGCCAGTGTCGAACGCGTTTGCGATGCGGTTCATCGTTTGGCGATACTCCAGCATGCCCAGCTCAATCAGTTCCTCGCTGGCCTCGACGATGGCGATCCAGTGGTAACCCTCGTCTTTGTTGACGAAAATCCAGAAGAACTGGTCCAGCGCAGCGGTCTGCATGTACATGGCTGCACTGAGGTGATAATCGCGGTCGATGATTTCCCGGTGCAGGCGGGCGCGCAGGCCGGACTGCTTCACGTTCCACATGCTGATGGTTTTCAGGTCGGCCCCGACGCGAACACCGTCGATGTCGATTTCCAGATCCGGGCGTACGCGGATTTCCAGCCCGGTCTCTTCGTCGATGCCGAAATAGCTCGTCTCAACAGCGCGATCAGGGTGCAGCAGCAGTTTTCCGGCGGTCGGGTGCTCATGCAGCGCTTTCTGAATGGCCAGCGCCGTTTCCATCTGCTGCTGGGTCACCAGAATCTTGTCGCCGGGGTTCTCGCGCCACGCGTCCAGCAGTTCGTCAGCGAATACCGCATCCGGCTTAACGGACTTCACCGCCTGAATCATCTCCGCTTTGGTGCCGGACACTTTCAGCGGTGCCGGTTTCTGCGCTTCCTGCGCCACCAGGTCAGGATTGATGATCGCCAGCTGCTCCAGCAGCGCGTCGCGGCTTCCGCTGGTTTTCACCGGCGCAGGCAGGGTGGCGTTGTACTCTTTGATGCAGGCCTTCATTGCGACAGCGGTCTGCTTCTGGTCTGCCTCGATACGCTGAAACTCAGCTGGCAGCGTCATATAGCTCTGCGCTGTTTCTTCCAGGCTGCCGCCCATCGGCACCTGCGCGGGCAGGGTGGCGTTGTGCTCTTCCAGCAGCGCTTTGATATCGTCAGCGCTCAGCAGCGCGGGCAGGCTGGCATTGTGTTCGTCGATAAAGGCGCGCAGGGTCGCCGCGGTGGTGAGGGCCCCTTCCGGGATCACCGGCTCCACGCTGAACTCTTCATCGAGGTTTTCCGGTTGCAGCGCAAGCGCATGCACCAGGTTGCCCATATCCAGCACTTTGGAGCCTTCATGCGGGATGGTCCTTGCGACGTGGCGCGCGTTGAAGTACATCAGGCTAACGCGGGCATCTTTCACCTGGGTGCTGCTGATCCCGTTCGCTGCGTGATACACGTTATTCGGCAGGCCCTCATAGCGGCCCGGTTCGAAGTACGCTGGGTATTCCGGGGCCGGTTCCTGCGGCATCAGCTCACCTTCCAGCGCTACTGGCTCGGCTTCCAGTGGTGTGTCGCTTGCTACTCCCCACTCCGATGCAGCAAGGATGTCAGCCAGTTCTACGGAATCTGCCTGCGGATCAGTTGCATCAGCGCTTTCGCCTGGTTGAATCGGGTTACCAGCTTCTCCTTCCGTCGGGTCAGTCTCTTCCATCTGCACATCGCTGGTGGTCTCCTCTGTAACCGATGAACGGTCATCTGTTTGTGGTTGGTTTTCGTTCATCAGGCCTTCGATGGAGAACATGCCGCCGCCGAGATTCGCGACCTGCGGCTGGGTGGACGCGGCCAGGTTTTCTTTAACCCACTTCGGATCTTCTGGGTCGCTGATGCCTTCTACAAATTCGCCGCGGTCGGCCGCCAGTTGCTCATCAACAAATTGGCTATCAATCTCAGGTTCAACTGGTGCAGGCAGTGGCAGCAATTCAACGGCAGCATTAAATTCAGCCGTCATCGTCCGGTTCACGAACTCAAGGTGAGCCGCAGGCGTCAGATGGATATTCTCCGGCGCGATGCGCACCAGGTTGAATATGGCCGCGCGGTTCACTGACAGAACGCCAGGCTGGTTGCGCAGGATTTTGCTCCACGATTTCCATGGTTCTTCTTTGGTCGCGACAATCTCTTTTGCGCGACGCAAAACACTGGAAGGGATTTCAAAGTGGTGAAAATCCATCGGCAGCAGGGCGCAGGCGATCTCCAAATCGAGAGTATCCAGGGTATGGTGCGCATCAGCGCCGCGGTCAGTTACGTACCCGCCATCAGCATTAGTGCCTGCGTCAGTGCGCTGCACGTGGCTGATGCGGTTACCTGCGGCCCATTCGCGCGTCAGGATCCCGCGATCGATGCTCTCGGTGTTGAACCATGCTTTAAAGAACTGGATGACCACAGACAGCTCTGTACGTTTTCCTTCAACAGGGAAGATAGTTTTCAGTGCGTTGACCACTTTCCAGATGTCGGGTTCGTACGCTTTCTTGAACGCCTCAACGTTTTCAGCAGCCAGGATCAGGTTCTGCGCATAGCTGTTATCCACATCCAGCTCAAGCTCCAGGATGGCTCGCTTTTGCTCTTCATCGACGTGATAGAAATACTGTTTGTCCGCGATGAACTGTGCCAGTACGCGCTGACGGAAAGGCAGGGTGGCAATGGTCGTCAGTACAGGGAGTTTGCGTTCGCGGAACTCTCTCAGAGCATCACAGACCGTTTCGGTGCCGCTTACATCACCAACGATTTCGCCAGTTTCGATATCCACGCCGTCGACAACAGTGATGTCAGTACCTTCAACAATCACTTCGTCTGGTTGCGCCAACTGTATGGCACCCGGGATGACATTCCAGGTGCGCTGGTCGTCGGCCAGGGTGTAGCGCTCGCACCATGTGTAATCAATCACGCCTTCTTCTGGCAGGTCGTCAACAACAGGCATGTCGGTACGGATCGGCTTGGCGTAGTCCTTACCGCGGCCGGTTTCGATTTCGGCGTCTTCCAGTGCGACATCCAGCTGCAGGTTTGCGCGCGCTGCACTTTTCGCAGTGAACCAAATCACTGCATCTTTCTTGCCAGACTTCTGACTGGCCTTAAGCAGATGGAAAAATTCCATGTCAGATCCTCATTTTTGGATGTAAGATCCCCGGGCCAGAGATAGCGCCCATTGGGTGTATTTTTGGTTTTGAGTAGTTTTCCGGTGTACTTTGGTCGGTGGCACCGGACGTAGACCCCGCCTTGCGCGGGTTTTACGTTAGGCTTCGTGGGCCATCTGGTCGTACGAAGCGCAACGCACAGAACAGTAATCACGTTTTTCGCGCGCCAGCTGGGCGCCGCGAATGAAGAGCAATACGTTTTTAACTTCTTTCCCTTGCTCGATTGGTTTGCGGCAGTACGTGCATTTCTTCTCTTGCATGACTCCCTCCGTTAATGGCTCAGGCCATTCCCCACGCCATTCAGAAAAACTTCGACCAGCAGATCGGTGGTGTAAGTGCGCTCAATACCACGATGCAGGTAGAGCTTTCCGCGCTTATTGGCTGATGCCGTCCAAGTGCTGTCTTTGTGCTTTACGAGCATGCCGGGCAGAACTGCGCCGCGGTTGACCGTCTGGGTGCCATAGTGCTGATGAACCATGATGATTCCCTCTCATTTGCCCTTGTCGCCAGGCTGGCGGAACATTTCTTTAACCTGATGCGCGTTAATCACTCCACCTCATCCGACTATTCATATGCCGTCGGCGGCTACTTCGTGGGCTCCATGCCTGGGTGGTTCGTGGTGCGTCTTGGTGATACTAGTAAATCACCACTTTACTATCCGGTCAAGCGTTGAAGTGATAAAAAGTACAGCGTTGCTTTACTTGGGTGGTTTGGGATATGAAATTGCGTGATTGAAGACAAAAAAAATCCCGACGCTAAGGTCAGGATCATGGAGTCCGGGGTGGGGATTGATGGCGGAGCTGGTGGATGAGGGTACAAAAAACCCGGCGCGGTGGCCGGGTTTTTTTATCTAATATTCCTGAAAATAACAAGTGGTGTCATACCATATGAATTACTACTCCGTCCGGCTAATCCTCTTATACCGGACAGCATCCCGTGAATGCCGTCTTTCATTGAATTTGGCTCAAAAGATAAAGTATCTATTTCATCTTCTTCCGCTTCGGGAAGTGCGTCAATGAAACCAATCACATACCACTCGCCTGGCAGACTCGAACCATATTTCAAAACCATATCATCTGGATTAATCGTCAAGTAGTCACGATTTATGGTCATCCAAATTGTTTGGCCAGCTTCGTTAATGAAATCAACCTGCAAAGTGTTTGGAACGATATTTAAAACCTCTTTCATCATTCCAAATGTTACACCAGGGGCAATGAATTGTTCTTCAACATTAAAATTGGATTTTTTGGCTTTCGGCGGCAGCTTTGGCTGTTCCATTTCCATCATCTTTGCGATAAATGGAACGCTTTTTTGGAGAACTGAGATGTCAAAAATTCTCATTCTACCCTTACACAAAACAGTGCTCCCTAGGCGCTCTCCATTGAGGTCTTTTCTTATCAGCCCGTTTTCATCAAGTTTATCAAGAAGGTTGATTGGGAGAGTCCAGGATGCATCAAAACTTTTTTCTTGAGTTTGGTTTATGGTTTCTTCAACGCCGGTTTTGGCCTTGACAATCCTTAAGTCAAACCCCGCGTCGGACATAGATTTATCAATTTCTGCCGTTATATGCTTAATGGAGGTTACGACACCTGGGCCATGCATCTGAGCGAGAAGGGAAGATGCGCGTTGATTATCGACATAAAGAAAATCATATAGTGAATCGGTGCTTTGTTGCTCTTGCTCCATTTTGCCATTCCTCTTTTGCTCTTTCTTTTTTTTCAGCAATTTTCCGTTGCTTTTCATCTATCTCATCAAAAAGTTGAACAAGCTCATCCTCGACCTCGTTAGGCACGCTGGGCTTGGCTTGTTTAAATAATTTTTTGAGCATGATGAACCCCCAAAGAGAACTGACAGCTTAAATTATGTTCTCTTTACGTTGCTAAAGCAACTTCCTACCCACCAAACAGGAGTTCCATAAAGCACTCCTTCACCCAAGCGTCTCGTCAGGCCACTACCAGCTATGCGCCGACCAGAACACCTTAATCCCCTTGCGACCTAATCCGCCCCTTCATGTACTTCTCATACAGCTCGTCCAGTTCCTTCAGGCGGATCGCGAAGATGCGGAGCATGTTCTGCTGCTCTTCTTCCGGCAGCTGGCGATAGAGCTCCAGTAGGCGCTGTTCGTCAGGCTTAAGGCCGTCTTTCTCACCAACGTCCTCGCCGAGCAGCCATGGCACAGACACGCCAGCAGCGTCAGCAACGGCCAGGGCCGACTCTTTGCTTATCTTGCCGGTTCGGAACCATCCGGTGACCGCTTGCTTACTGACATTGGCTACCTTGGCCATCTCTGTTTTGGAGAAGCCTTTGCCGTTCAATTCAGTCAGCCTGGAAATAAGGCTCTCGTTAGGATCTTTTTTATTCATGCGTGGATTGTAAACAATAGCTTTACCAGTTGGTAGGCAGGCGCGTATTGACTCAATGGTAAATTGGTGCTTTACTTTGCTCACTTAAGGAGGTCCTATGACTGGTATTGAAAATGCAATTCTCCGATCTGGCTCGGCCAGCGCGCTTGGCGCTTTGATCGGCGTTTCAAAAATGGCCGTTTCGTTGTGGCGCCGTAAAGGCATTCCTGCTGAAAGAGTGCTGCCAGTGTTTGAGGCCACCGGCGTAACTCCCCACGAACTGCGCCCCGATCTCTACCCAAACCCCACTGATGGTTTACCAAAGTAGGAGCACTAACAATGCAAACACAATCTTTTCAACAGAATAACAGAGCGCAAACAGAACGCCTGATATTCCAATATCACTTCAGCGGGGAATCAGGTGATAGCGTTGATCACCGTGCCATCTGTTCTGCTGTTCGTGCCTGGGCGGCAGCAGAGGGCCGCGTCGCGGTTGCCATGGCAATCAAAGAGGCTGCTGAGGAGGCTGAGCTGGCTGGGGTCGACACCTCCGGCAATTCCGACGTGTGGAATGTGAAGCTGTTTCGTTGGCTGGACCATGCAGAGAAATCACCTTCCTACCGCGCGAACGTCGAGCAGCTGGCACCGGTGATCCTTGCTGTCTTACCCCTGGCCTATCGTGATCGCGTTGTTCGGAACGACGATGTTGCGCTTCGAATCGCCAGAACGGTGAAGGAGGACGCCGAGGCTATTCAGGCCGTCATGCTCAAAGCGCCAAAGCAGGTTCGGCTGAAGGAGATCAGCGAAAAGATTGTCGCCAGCTTCTACTTGGATGGCCCGGACTCTGTGGCGCCATTGATGGCGATGGTGACGACGATGTTGGGCGGTGCTCTATGACGGGATCTAAAAAGGCGAAAGCCCTTCTGCGGGAACAGAAAGGGCTCTCAGGTGCAATAACGTCAAGTAATTGCGGAGATCAGTATGTCAGCAACTAGTAACAAGGTAAACATCCAGCCAACCCACAAGTGCTCTTTTTGCGGAAAGACGAATGTCGAAGTCGCTGGCGTTCTCATCGCTGGGGATGGCGTTTCAATCTGTCAGGAATGCGTTTTTTTGTGCGTTGAGATCGTCTTTAAGCACTCCGCCAGAACTGACGAACCGACAGCAATTTAAGCATTCAGGGGTTTATATGCGTGATTACGGCAAGGTGCATACATCTTTTTGGATAAGCGATGGAATGCGTCGGGTTTCTGATGATGCCCGCCTGCTAGCGCTGTACCTGCTCACTGGGCAACACACAAACATGATTGGTTGTTTTCGCCTACCTGATGGATACGTTTCGGAAGACCTCAACTGGAAGCCTGAAAGGGTTTCGAAAGGGTTTGACGAGCTATCTCAAAACGGTTTCGCAACGCGTGATTCGGCCTCGAAATGGGTTCTTATTCTGAACTTCATGCGGTGGAATCCCGTAGAAAATCCCAACCAAGGCATTGCTGCTCTGCGTTTGTTTGCTCAGGTGCCGGAAAAATCCACTGTGAAGTCAGAGCTGGCGCGGGTCATGGCCGATGCGATAGCCCATATCGGAAGCTCAAAACTCAAGGGTTCCGAAAAGGTTCTTGAACGGTTCCTTAACCAGGAACAGGAACAGGAACAGGAACAGGAACAGGAACAAGAGAATACTTCGGGGCATGGCTCCGCCACACCCCCAGAGAGTGATGTTCCTGCCGGTGGCAATGCGCGCCCGAAAACAAACGCCTATCCAGATGACTTCGAGCAGGTGTGGGCGATTTATCCAAAGCGCGCCGGGGGCAACAGCAAGGCGGATGCCTGCAAAGCCTGGAATGCCAGAGTTAACTCAGGAGCCACGGTTCAAGAGTTGCTCGCCGGTACGCAGCGATACGCCGACTTCGTGAGAGCTACGGGAAAACTTAACACCGAGTACGTCAAACAGGCCGCAACGTTCTTTGGCCCCTCGAAACACTATGAGGAAGCCTGGAAAGTGACAGCGCCGTCAGGCGTTCGGGATCCCAATACCATCTCCCGTCCAGATAACACCATCCCACCAGGGTTCAGGGGGTAGCGATGAAAAACATGATTGGTACCGGCAGCGCGCTTGAGCGACTGAAGAAGTTCATTCCGGCCAGCGTACAGCCGAAATTTAACAGCGTCGAAGAGTGGCAGGCATGGCAGGAAGCTGAGGGCCGCAAGCGTTCTGAGGAGATCGACAAGCAGAATCAGCGTGCACGCTCGGAGAAGATTTTTGGTCGTGCAGGCATTCAGGCGCTGCACCGCAGCTGCTCGTTCGCGAACTACCAGGTGTCGGGCCCGGAGCAGCGCCAGGCGTACAGCATGGCGAAGAGCTACGCGCAGAACTTTGGCGGCGGCGGATTCGCAAGCTTCGTCTTCAGCGGCGCGCCCGGCACTGGGAAGAACCACCTGGCGGCTGCTATCGGTAACCACCTTCTGGCTGCTGGCCACTCCGTTCTGGTGGTAACCATCCCTGACCTGATGCTCCGTGTGCGCGAATGCTACGACGAGGGCCAGTCCGAATCGTCCCTGCTGAACGAACTCTGCAACGTCGATCTGCTGGTGCTGGACGAAGTCGGGATTCAGCGCGGCTCGAGCGGCGAGAAGGTGATCATCAATCAGGTAATCGACCGCCGGCTCTCCGCCATGAAGCCTGTTGGCATCCTGAGCAACCTGAACTACGAAGAGCTGGTTGCCACACTCGGCGCGCGGGTCGTGGACCGGCTGCGAATGGACAGCGGGATCTGGGTCAATTTCGACTGGGCAAGTTATCGCGGGAAAGTGTCACACCTGCGTGCCGTTGGTGGTAAGGGGCCTGCAGATGGCCAGTAACAACCTCTGGACAATCATCCGCGCCATCCAGCACGGCGGGGAGATCACCCCGCGTCAGGTTCGCCGGCTGCTGGGCTGCGACAGCAAAAAAGCCTGTCGCCTGCTGGAGCATCTCGTTTCTGCTGGTGCTGTGAAGAACATCGGTCAGCGCCGTCACCCGGTCTACGTCATGGAGCCGGGCGGGGAGACTCGCATTAAACCGATGCCGGTTACGCGCCAGCGGCCCAGCATTGCAGACGTTTGCCGCCAGAACTGGCAGGGCTATCAGATCCACAAAATTATCGGGGGTGCACGGGCATGAGTGATTCACTGAACAACAAAGAGCTGGTGGCCGTGGGTCATCAGTTTGCGAAGGCGCTGAGTAGCGACACGCCGTTCATCGATATGGCGAAGATGTTCACTCGCCTGGCCGAACGCCTGGACTGCACCACCTCGGCGCTGCGCGAGATGACGAAGCAGCGGGATGCGCTGGCGGCCATGCAGCAACAGGGTATCATGAAAGCCCTGGATGAATGCTCAGAGTATCTCGACAGGGACTGCATCATGGAGACGAACGGCATCAGCTACGAAGAGGCTGCTCAACGAGAAGTCGGTGCAATGGCTCTTCATGATGCGTTACTTCGCCAAGGAGCAACCCAATGACAATCAACAAACAGAGGGCTTACATAATTTTCCACAATACCGATTACTTCGGTATTTTCTCGACGATTACTCACGGTTCTGTCGATCTGGTTTGATATAGCATGGTGTTTCATTGCGGCTTGTTTAAACATCCTGCTTATCTGAAACCATGCTCTGCTACTCAAAGAGAGGTCTTGTATGAAAGCCCTTGATAAGAAAGTGTATCTATCTATAAAAATGATTACTTGAAAAGCAAAAAACTGTAGTAGGAGTGTAAAATCACTTTATAGGGTGCAGTTTTTGCATAGCATAAAAGTTGCGGTCTACTCACATCTTGATGAACCAATCCTATGGATGAATGTCAAAAAAAGTGTAAAATAACAATATTGATACTTAGATAGGTCTTCGAAATGTCACATAAGACGCTCAAAAATGCTCCATTAGTACACGCAGTTTTGCACTTGCGGTTCAGTGAGGCGCCGAGCTTAAATCCAATTTCAAAGGATATACTTAAAACTCTACATCAACGCATGATCCAAGAGGGTTTTCCCGAAAAAATTGAGAGCCACGCTAACATGGTAGACGTTGTATTCAATGCTGAGTTACAACAGATGAGCCAGAAGCAAGTGCAAAAATCTCGCGTTCTGTTTAGAGCTGCGGGTGAAAGAGATATTGTTGAAATTTCTGAGGATTCTATTGTTCTTAAATCTACTGCTTATAAGGGGTTTGATGAATTCTATCCTAAATTTCATTCGATTCTTAATGCATGTTTAGAGGTTCTTGATGGGCTTAAAGCAACTCTATTGAAAAGTGTAGGGCTAAGATACATAGATATCATTGTTCCACAATGCGGTGTGCCGCTCGATCAGTATGTGAGTGCGGAGGTTTTACCACCGTCTCTGAATATGGTTGAAGGTGCTAAACATATTCAGGGGGCAACCCTTAAAGTAGTTGAAACAAAACCTGGCCAAGTCTTGGTTGTGAATTTTGAAGAATTACAATGCTTTGAAAATAAAGTATTTAAAGTTTTACCTGATAATTTAATTGAGCCAGATCCTTCATGTGGATTAATTATCGATGGCCAAGAAGGGTGGCTCAATGTGCAATCAAAAACCTATGGCCTTTTAGATGTTGATCACACTCATACATTTATAAGCAGTCCCGTGTTCAGTGTTGAAGCTATTGAGAGTGCTTCTCAAGAACTCTATGATCACGCAAGTGACGTTTTTTGGAGTGTTATTTCCGATCACGCAAGAAAAGAGTGGGGGGAGGAACATAGCGATGTGGAATAGTACACCAACATTCAAAAATAATGTAATAGCTGCAATTGCGGTTATGGGGAATGTTGTTGCTTTTAATACACATAGTATGCCTATGGAAAAGCAAACTCATTACACCATATTCCATGAGCAGAGTGTTTCAAACTTAGGACAAACCCATTGGAATACTACAAATTCTGATAAAGTAGAGGTTGATAGTGTTCATGAAGGAGTTGTGAGCATCTCCGAGATTATAGCTTTGACGAAGGTTACTCTTGGCTTACCTAATAAAGATGTGGCGGACATCTTTGGCATTACAAGGCAAACACTCCACACGTACTCCAATGGTGGTGATTTAAAACAAAATATCAACAAACATACGCGAGGAAGAGCTTTAGCATTGTTCGACATAATCAATGATGTTAAAGGTAAGTTTAAAAATAGCCCTGGCGCCATGGCTAAAAACTACACTATTGAAGGGCGTTCACTTTTAGATTATTTAACTTCTGAAAAATTATGTGCAGATGAAATCATCGAATTCTGTGACATGTTAGCTGCCAAAATGGAGAGCAATCAACCTCCGTTCTTGGGAGATACTAAAACTTTATACAGTCTAACAAGAAGCGCTTAAGGATTAACTTAGATGGTTTCCAAGGGGCAGGAGTTATTACATAATATAGGTGTCAAACAAGCTGTTTGCATTCCAGCATCTTGTTTTTGTGATGAAATCCGGCTTCGTTGGTCGGATTCTTTTTCGAAGAAGAATAATAGGAAACTCTCGAAAATTCCCAACACTTCAATGCTGCTAGTGATTTCGCAGAATTGTGACATCGCAGCAGCAAATGATAACCTGGAGAGCTCTTTAGAGCTGGTGGTATGTAAGAAGCTGAAACCTAAAGATCTTCATGCAGGTAATCAGTTTGCACACAGTTGCCGTCGCTTGCAATTTGAATGCGAAGGGCATTGGTATGAAGCCAATGTAGATTACATTCTCACAGTCGACAAAGGTGATTTATTAGAGTGCATAGAAAAAGCAGAAAGCTTTAGAATTATTAATCTTGACAAGGAATATGGACTCACTGTTCCTGTATGGCGTTCAAACAGGTACTTGCGGACTGGTTTACCTGATAGTTTTAACAAGTGCTTTATACCCATTTTAGATACACATATTGAAAAAATCGAAAATGCATCAAAAAATGATGCCGAGCAGTTGAGCGAAATAAAAGCGATATATTTAGGTGTTGATCCTAATGACGAAAATGAAAGTCATTCTTTTCAAGTGTTTGCGCTGCTAAGACATTTGGTTTCAGATGGTCAGATGGTGGCAATATCTGATGCTATAGAAGAATTAGCTAATGATTTGAGTGAGCAATCAGGTTTTACAGATGTAAGTCACGTATATGCTGACCGAGAAAGTAATACTTATGTATCTTTTTTGAGCAATCTACTTCGTCTTAATTTAGATTATATTTCATTGGCGCAAGGCGACGACGACTTTTAACAATTCATTGAAATATAACTGCGACACTCCAAAAAATTTTCTTGAAAAATTGCTATGCAGGTAACATGGGCCGGTGATGGTTGCCGGCTCGCCGCACCGCCGTTCGTTGAAGCGGTGGTAAAGGTTAATTTACTTGAAATGTGCACGATGGATGAGAAGGCGGTATGATATAATAACCCTCTCAAAACAGGAGTATCAAATGCTTATTAAAATCACAGCGCTAATCACTACCCGTGGGGCTACTAATACATTTACGCGCCAAGGCAACCCAGTTTATATTAATTCGGAGCATATTATACTGTTTCAAACGGAGAATAAAGACTCTGTCGTTTATTTAGTGGATGGTACGCGAATTATAGTGCAAGAAAATCCAATGGACATCGCAGCCACAATTGGTTTTCAGGTAGTATGAATAGAATTAGCCAAGCCGCTTCCCCAGCGGCTTTTTAACACTTTTTATGATCGAAAATACCGATCGATATCGTAGTATTGACCTATGGAATTGATTAAATAACACTCACAGCAAAGCAACATAATTTCAACCTTATTCAGGAGACACGCGAGGCTGCGCAGTGAAATACCCTTTCAACGCCGCATCGTCACGGTGCTGACGCTTTCTCAATCAAGCTCTTATCTCTACTTCCGCTCTCGTCAGTCCTGGTTAAAAATAGCGTTCAATTTTTGTTCTTAGGTGGTAAAAATATCCATTCACATCAATTAGATGAATGGACTTGCTCAGACATTCATTTCATGTGCATACTTAAGCCAAACAGATAATTACTGTTTATATATACAGTATTTTGTTGTATGGTTAAAATGCTACAGAGAAAAATGAATTTTCTTCCGGCGAACCTATTAGGAAATTTGCGCCATTTGTTATTTTGGCGCTGTGGAGTGGAGTTCTCCCCGCCGGGAGAGGGTATTTGGTGATAGCAAAGTGAGGAGGTCGATGTGAAAGAAAAGCAGGAGCAGGGTGACTGGTACGACATTATCAGGCGTTCAGACGGCAAGCTTATTGGTTCTATGCCGTTTGAAAGCCGATGTCTCGTCTATACCAGGAATGGCATGGTTTCGTGCCGCCCGCTGCTAGAAGATGAAGGGATTTTTAATCTTTCGTCCGGAACCCGTTTTCTTCGCCGCCTCGGCTACCGCGTCAATCAACCCTCTGATATTATGATATCAACGGACTGAACACCCGTTGACCTGATGCGCCACGGAGAACACCATGGCGCAGTTACAACTCATCAAGAATTCTGCAGGAACACTGATCCCCGCCTCGCCGGAGACCAGCGAATTACTGCAATCAAAAATCAAGCTCGGCGCCGTGCTGGTGGCCGACTTCAAACAGGTCCGTAACCCGGCCTTTCACCGTCGTTTCTTCGCTCTGCTAAATCTCGGCTTCGAATACTGGGAGCCAACCGGCGGCGCTATCTCATCCAACGAACGCAAGCTGGTGACCGGCTATGCGAAGTTCCTGGCCTCGTTCGGCGGGAGCGAAGCTGCGCTGCTGGATGCTGCTGAGCAGTATCTCGAGCGCATCGCCGACAAACGCACTGGCAGCATCAGCGCCTGCAAATCCTTCGATGCCTACCGTGCCTGGGTAACCATCGAGGCAGGGCATTACGACGCCATCCAGCTGCCTGACGGAACCCTCCGGAAACATCCCCGCAGTATCGCCTTCGCCAATATGGATGAGACCGAGTTTCAGCAGCTCTACAGGGCCGCACTGGATGTCCTGTGGCGCTGGATATTGTCCAGGACATTCAAGAGCCGTAGCGAGGCGGACAACGCCGCTGCGCAGCTGATGAGCTTCGGGGGATGATGCCGATGAAATCCTCATGGTTCCAGCATACCGACTGCACTACGGCGCAGGCCGACGAACTGGTGGCTACTTACCGGGCGCGCGGCGTGGCCGTAGAGCGCAGCCTCAATCCCGACTTCATCACCTGGACCGTCAGCGTCAGGCTGCCGGAAGCAAAGCGGCAGGAACGTACGCCGCGGACATTCCGCCAAAAGGTCTGGGGGTGAGCATGGCTAAGAAACCACGCCGTAAGTGCGCAAACCAGAGCTGCCGAGAGTGGTTCCACCCGGTCCGTGACGGCCAGGTGGTCTGCTGCTACGAGTGCGCCACCGCCGTTGCCAAAGCGCAGACCGCAAAGAACCGGGCCGAGGCTCAGCGTGCTGAGAGGAAGCGCCAGCGTGAAGAGGAGAAGGCGCAGCGTGCGCGGCAGGCTGAACGTCGCCAGGCAGTGAAGCCGTTAAGTTATTTCCGCGACCAGGCACAGCAGTCTTTCAACGAGTTCATCCGGTACCGGGATCGGCATCAGCCATGCATCAGTTGCGACCGATACCATGACGGGCAATACCACGCAGGACACTTCCGCACTACCGGCGCTAACCCGGAGCTGCGCTTCGACGAGGACAATTGCCATAAGCAGTGTTCGGCCTGCAATAACCACCTTTCCGGCAACCTGACAGCATACCGCCCGGCGCTGATCGCCAAAATTGGCCAGGCCCGTTTTGACGTCCTTATGGGGCCACACGAATTACCGAAATGGAAGCGTGACGACTACATCCGGATCCGCGACGAGTATCGCGCAAAACTCAAAGAACTTAAGCAGCAGGTGGTCGCATGAAACCAGAACTGATCGAATCGCTTCGCATGCGCTGGCTGCGCCTCCGCATTTATCGCCGCCCGGGTACGGTGCTGGTGGACTACCGCATCCTTCGTAACTTTATTCGCATCTATCTGATGGCAGGAGCCGCAGCATGAACCTCGAAAACACCGTGAAATACCACTTCGCAAAGTCCACAATGATCAGCGACTCCCCGCGCGCCACAGCATCAGATTCACTAACCGGTACGGATATCATGGCTGCCATGGGCATGACGCAGGAACGCGCCGCCATGGGCTACAGTGCTTTCCTCGGCAAAATGGGGATCAGCAACAATGACCGGGAGAGGGCGATCACGCTGCTGGCCGAGTACGCGCTGACCAAAAGCGATAAGGTTGCCGCACTGCGTAAGCTGGAAGCCGGAGTTAAGCCACTGGTGATGCGTCAGCTGGCCGCGTTCGCCTTTGAGGATTACTCACGGAGCGCAGCCAGCGTTAAGCAGTGCGATTGCTGCGCGGGGCAGGGGTTCATTGAGGCTGATGTTTTCACCAATAAATACCGCAAGCCGGAAGGTGAGATGATCGTGGCCGGCATGGTGAAGGTTCAAGAGACCGTTAAAGTGCTGTGCAAAAAATGCAATGGCGCAGGTCAGGTCAGCGCAGCATGCAGTGACTGCCGGGGGCGCGGTAAAGCAGTAAATCAGAAACTGACTGAGAAGCAGGGCATGCCGGTCCTGGCCGACTGCAAGCGCTGCGGCGGGCGTGGCTATGAGCGGATCCCTTCAACTGAGGCATATGCGGCTGTTTGCCAGATTACCGATGCGATCTCTGTTGCTACTTGGGAAAAGTCGGTTAAGCGGTTCTACGACCAGCTGATCACTAAATTCGACATTGAAGAGGCGTGGGCAGAGGCGCAGCTGAAACAGATAACGCGATAGCGCTCACGGAAATAGCTTACGTTTCAAGCGAGGGCTATTTACTTTTCCGGAATCTGTGTTAATTTCTTACTAACGATGGGCTTTATATGTCCAGAGTTAAAAATCCTGAACCTCGCTATGGCGGGGTTTTTTATTATTAAGTAACTTGTAAGTTAAATGTATCTTTTAAGGCGCAAGCAACGTAGAGTGCCCGGGTGGTGAATCCCCCTCAGCGGTGGGGCGGCTAGGCAAAACGAGTCGGGTTTGTAAACGCGGTTCTGTGGTCTAGCACAGGGTCACCGGGAGGCACCCGGCACCACGACCTCCGTATCATCTCTTCCCAGGGCTGTCGATTGGCGGCCTTTTTGTTTTACATGATTCTGGTCTTCATAGTATCGCCGGTCTTTTTCGTTCATACCGAATAAATAAAAAGATAAAGTTAGCTTTATCGCAGGAAAGCGATTAGGCTGCGCCTGTGGTGAATCCCCCTAAGCGGTGGGGCGACTAGACTGGGAGGTGAATGACGCGATTCTGTGGTCTAGCATAGAGTCACCGGGAGGCACCCGGCACTACAGTTCCATTACCACAGATTTTAAGGCTGCCGATTGGCGGCCTTTTTGTTTTACATAACCTATGTCAGCAGAGCAGCGTTGGTCTTTTTGTTCATACTGAATAAATATACAGATATAAATAGCTTTATGACAGAAAGAAGACTAGGCTGTGCCTGTGATGAATCCCCCTATGCGGCGGGGCGACTAGACTGGCAGGTGAGTAGAACGCGGTTCTGTGGTCTGGCGCAGAGTCACCGGGAGGCACCCGGCATCACACCCACTCATGCACTTCTTTGTCCGGCCCTGATGTAAGTTATGTGGCGCACAGCAAGCCTGGATTCCGGTTTACATATCAGATAATGTCATCTTGATGAGTTCTGTCAGAGCTTGCAGAGGACAATGATTATGGAGGAAGGATTTTACTGGATACAGCACCAAGGGAAGGTCCAGGTTGCCTACTACACCCACGGAGAAACCGAAGACCTTGAAACGGGTAAGACCGTAACCGGTATCTGGCACCTGACGCAGGGGGATCCCATTTGTGATAATGGTGAAGCAGAAGTTCTGGAAGGTCCTCTTACACCATCATGA